ACCTACAGTGCAGGCTGCGGCGCACCTGCTGTGCGAATGGCTCGGTCGAGATCCGGCAGAGTTCGGGTGGAAAAAGACCGGCGGCAAGAAGCAGCAGCAGAAGCCTGATGAGGCTGAAGGCTGGCAGAAGTTTCTGCAACTCGACGATGGCGGAAAGTACGAGACCAACCTTGCCAACGCCATGACGGCTCTCCGGAGCGCGCCAGAGCTTGTCGATATCGCGACCTATGACCTTATGCAGCGCCATGCCCTGGTGACGCGCAGCCTCCCCGGCAGCCGCATGGCGAAGGTGACGGACCCTCGGCAGCTTGCGGACGCTGATGTGTCAGCAATCCAGGAATGGTTGCAGCGTCATGATCTGCGGCGCATGGGCAAGCTGACTACGCACCAAGCTGTAGAGCTTGTGGCGCAGGAGCACGCCTTCCATCCTGTCCGAGATTATCTCGGCGGCCTAAAATGGGACGGAAAGCGTCGACTGTGCACGTGGCTCCATGTGTACGCTGGCGCGGCCGATACCGCTTACGAACAGGCGATTGGCGAGATGTTCCTAATCTCAATGGTGGCGCGCATCGAGCAACCGGGATGCCAGTGTGATTACATGCTGGTCCTGGAGGGTTTGCAGGGAGCAATGAAAACCAGGCTATGCAAGACCCTCGCAGGAGAATGGTACAGCGACGGCCTACCGGATCTGCACAATGCCGACCGCGTGCGTGTTTCCATGCATCTACGCGGGAAATGGCTGATCGAGATTGGCGAAATGTCCGCCATCAGCAAAGCCGAGGATGCCGCGCTCAAGCTGTTTCTGACGCAAACCCATGAGCAGTTCACACCGAAATACGGGCATCTGGAAGTCAAGGAACCGCGCCAGAATGTGTTTATAGGGACCACGAACAAGAAGACCTACCTACGGGACGAAACGGGTGCGCGGCGGTATTGGCCCGTCATAACCGGCAAGATCGATATCAATGGGCTGGCACAGGACCGCGACCAGATCTTCGCGGAGGCAGTGTGCCGCTACCGCGACGGTGCGCATTGGTGGCCGACTCGTGAATTCGAGGTCGAGCAAATTAAGCCGCAGCAGGACGCTCGATATGAAGCTGACGCCTGGGAACAGGCCATCAGTGTGTGGTTGGCGACGAAGGCCACAAGCTTCGACAAGGATATGGGCCTGACCGTGGTCGAAGTAGCGAAAGACGCGCTCGGCTTCGATGAGGCGGCAAGGGTCGGCACGGCGGACCAGCGGCGGATCACGGCGGCGCTTGAGCGGCTCGGCTGGGAGCGTGGTGAACGCACCATGCACGGGCGGCCGTGGGTCCGGAGGCAGGACGCATGACATACATGCGTCAGCATTCCTGCCACATGACGCATGACGCACATGACGCACTTTGGTACTTGAGTACTCAGCGCGCGCACACACGCGCACACACACGCGGGTATGCGCATTCAGTACGAAAATGCGTCATGTGCGTCATGTGCGTCATGCGTCATGCGTCGCCATGAGCAATATCAACGGGTTAGCAAAACGCGGCTCCGCCACACACCCGGCATGGTCCGTCAAAGCAGCCGAAACCGAGGCCGTGCGCCGACTGCTGGATGAATTGGCGCACCAGGTGCGGTGTCTGGTGCCCTGTCACCGGGATCCCGAGCGGTTCCACCGCGACAAGAGCGACATTTCCTATGCATTGAGGCGCATAGCTGCCGGATTGGGGCGGTCCTGATGTTCGGCATCCCCACACTCGGCCCTGCGACCAGGTCGTACTACCGCACACCCGAATGGCGTCGCCTCCGGCAAGCCGCACTCGACCGCGACCTGCACACCTGCACCGTCCCCGGCTGCGGTGATCGTGCCGTCGTGGTCGACCACATCGTCAGCCGCACCAGGGGCGGCGCGGACGTGCTGGAGAACCTGCGTTCCCTGTGCCGCGAGCATGACAACCAGATCAAAGAGGATGCCGCTGGCGTGCGCCGCAGGGGCGGCCTGACCGTGGTCCGTGGATGTGGCGTGGATGGGACGCCGCTGGATCCGGGGCATTGGTGGCGGTCGTGAACCGGACGAACTCCGCGATTTCCGGGCGCGCGGGGGTGTCTAACCGGAGGGTGCCTCCGGTGGGGCCCCAGACCCGAGAACCGATTAAAAGATTGTGCCTCGTGGCACGGGACAGCCCGCGCGCCGCGTCCTCTTTAAGCAGGGTCCAATCGGGCGTCCGATACGGACATCCGTATCAACGGGGATCTGCCGGTCTCGGACGGGTTCAGCCGCAACCCACCAGACATCCGAGACCCATATCGGACGCAGAAAATCTTCCAGGGCTGGGGCTTTCGGTCCGGCTGGGGCATCCAAATCCATTTATCTCTGAAAAGCATATCGGACAGGTTTGATGGGCACCCGTGGCCGCAACGCAATGCCTCTGAAAGTCCCGGCAAGGCGACGAGTTCGGCGCCGATCGACGTTGAACCGGGCGGAAGCTGTCGTCGATTTCCTGCAATCACTGACCATCACGTCGGGTGCGTTGGCTGGCACCAAGTTCCGGCTTCGGTCCTGGCAGCGACGCGTCGTGGAAAGAATCTACGCCGAGGACGACACCGGCAAGCGCCTGGTGCGGACGGTGGTGATCTCCATGGGGCGCAAATCGGGCAAGACGGTATTCGCCGCCGCACTGGCGCTATGTCACATGGTAGGCCCCGAGGCACGGCCCCGTGGTGCCGTCATTTCTGCTGCTGCCGATCGCCCGCAGGCAGGTCTGCTGTTCGATGAGATCCAGGCTTTCACCACGGCCTCCACCGAACTGCATGGTTCGATCAACTTCAGGAGCCACAACAAGACTGCATCCTGTCCCGCCCTCGGGACCACGTTCGCGTGCCTCAGTTCAGATGCCACGAAAGCACACGGACACGGTGCCGCTGTAGCGATCGTGGATGAGCTCGGGCAGTGGAAGCGGCGGGAATTACTGGACGCCATCCAGACAGGTCAGGGGAGTCATGCAGAGCCGTTATTGATCATAATCAGCACGCGAAGCCCGGATCCGACATCGCCACTCGAATCGTTGATCACCTACGGTCGCGATGTCGAATCCGGTGCGATCGAGGACGATGGCTTCATGAGCGTCGTCTATTCCGCCGATCCCAAGCTGGACATCTTCGACCCGGAAGCCTGGATCCAGGCGAACCCCGACATGACAGAAGCACGGCGATCGGACATCGAGAGCCAAGCACGGCAGGCACGACACCTGCCGTCAGCGCAGCCAGCCTTTGCCGCCTACGTGTGCAACTTGCCAATCTCCACGGATGACAGGTGGATGAGCCAGACGGACTGGGACGCCTGCGCCGCTGTGGGCGCCGCTACAGGCCCTTGCGTGGCTGGATTGGATCTCAGTGCCGGTCGATGGGACTTGACCGCGCTGGCGCTCTTCTGGCCCGAATCAAAGCGCCTGGACGCACGGGTGGTGATCCCCGAGGGAATGCTCGCTGAACGCGAGGCCGAGGACCGTGCGCCATATGCCGCCTGGCACGCTGCAGGTTTGATCCACACCTGTCCTGGCCGCGCGATCGATCCAGCATGGCTCGCAAACTGGCTTGGCGAACAACTGGAAGGTCTGGACGTCGTCACGGTCGCGGTTGACAGATGGATGATGGAGAACCTGCAGCAAGCTATGTCCAGAGAGGGTGTCAACCTACCATTGGTCGGTCACGGCCAGGGTTTCCGCGATATGAGTCCAGCCCTTGGCGCACTGGAAGCGCTTGTCTTGGACGGTCGACTAAAGCACGGCGGAAACCCGCTACTACGTGCGGGCGTAGCATGTGCTGCGATCGAGATGGACCCGGCCGGAGGTCGCAAGCTGACGAAGCTGCGCAGTCGTGGCCGCATCGATGCCGCCATTGCCGCCGTGATGGCGGTGGGAGCGGCGGAGAGGATTCCTGCGGCACCGAGCTACGCGTTTACCGGGATGTCGATTTAAGCGACCCGGCGCGATACAGGAGGGATGCCCGATGTTCACAACCGCAGAAGACTGGTTTGACCGGTTTAAGGCGGCTGGCTGTTCGATGCAGCTTGATGTTGCCAACATGACGCCGAGTAAGAAGTCGCCCCAGCCGCCGCTCTGCAGCGAGATCTGGGAGGAGCTCCGAGGCCGCGACACGGATAAATGGGATCAGGTTCTGGCCTATGCGAAGGCCAAGGCGGGCGGCTTTGTCGGCTACACCTGGTTGTAGCGAAACTCCGTACGTCGACAGTCGCAGCGTGGGCGTGCTCGGATAAACAACACATAGCTATAAGTTACACCCGCACCGCTCCGAGTGTTCCGAGTTCGATAAGCCCGGTGTCGTGTGGCCACCGTGCGATCTGCTTCTGAGTGAGCGACGGCAGCCCCGCCTCCGATGGTGCGTTGCGTCGCACTGCCTTTCCGTTCTCACGGATGATTCGCGACCTTCCCGCCCACAACGACTGGCCGGTGATCTCGGCGTGCAGCCGCATGATCTCACGTCGCCATCCGGCCCCATCATGCTTGGCGTCCTCACCGGCTTCAGCGAGACCTTGATGGACCATTTCGTGCAGTAGCGTGTTGTTGTCGGCGACCAGCACGTTGTGAGACTTCGGGACGTTCAAGGTAATCGTTCGCCCCCTGGTGCCGGATGGATCGTGGGAGCAGAACGCCAGCAGTTTGCCGAACGGTTGCGCGTTCGTCAGGACCAGCGGCACGGGGCGGAGTCTACCGCCGAAGTACTGCCCATTGAACTCAGCCCACCTTGCCACGACAGCTCGCCCGAACGGCCCCCAGGCCTCGCTGGCAAACCTGTCCATATCCTTCAGTGTGAAGCCGCTCGGCATGATCGAGTCCTATCTGTAACAGCTAGCTATATGTTGCATCGTTTCTGTTTGCCAAGGGGCAGAATCCAGATCTAGTGGGATTCACCCGAACTCAAACCCCAGGCGTTGACGGCGTTCTCGCGCGAGACTAAACTGTCATCCATGAGCAAGGACACCCGAGTCTCTATCGACCAACCGACCTTCACGCGTGGCGAGGTGATCAGCATCACCGGCATGAGCGCGAAGGAGTTCGACAATTGGGTGCAGCGCGGGATCGTTGACTTCGGTCAGGTGCGCTCTGGCCGCTGGCTCTTCAGCATCATGGGAATGATCAAATTAAAGATCATGCGCGATGCAGTGACCATGACGGCACTCAAGCCGAGCATGGCGAAGGCTATAGCCGACTTCGCCGAAGAACGCGCTCGCGAGCTTTGGATGAAAGGAACGCCGAAGACTCAGGAAGGCGTTAACTTCCTTCTCGCATCCGTGATCCTGGAAGATGACAACTTCCACTGCGCCAGGGCGGAAGCACCAAAGCTTGCAAGTGCACTACGCCGAAGCGGGCGCACAACCATCGTTATACCGATAGACGACATTACTCAGACCATTGTGCGGGCGTGCCTGGACCTGCTGGACGCCAGCGAGGGGCCATCTGATGAGTGATTCAGAACGCTGTCGCCTGGCGTACGTCTACTACGCATCGGGCACGGAAGGTGAAGCCTTCCTCGGATCACCGACCTTCACCAACCGCTGGTCAGAGATCCAGCAACTTGTGAACGACGGCTCCAGCACAATGACCATTCAGGAATGCGCCGCATACCTCGGTATGCCAGGGGATGCATTCCGATGGCTGCTAGGCTGCTTTTTAGCGTCGCGTGTGACGCATGTTCCTCCGCCATCGATGGCGGTACACTGATGCAGATTTCGTCCGGAGCGAACCTAAGGGGCAGTGCGACGCTGCCAAGCTGCTGCACTCCGGGAGGGACCGCCGGCGTCTCGGCATCGCGAACCCTCGTGCGTCAGCACGTCGCAACCTATTCACCGGATCCACGCGGCGAAGGTCGCGTTGATAGTCGCTCCCGTCTCCTGAGCGACTCAAACTTGACGGCCCGTGCTGCACATGTGCGCCGGGCTGTCCTTTTCATCCACAATTATAAGGACCTCCAATGAGCACCTTGCGCTCGCTGCTAGCAGAAAGGGCGCGCATTTCTGCCGCTCTAGAAGAGATCAACAACCAGCCCGTTGGCGACGGCGGTGGTCTGTCCACGGAGCAACGTTCCCGCTGGGATAGCCTCGCTACAGAGTCGAAAGTAGTCAACGAAAAGATCGATCGACAGAGCCTGATCGATGAGAACGAGCGGCGCATGTCGGGGCAGCCGATCGCTGGCACGGGCGATAACCGCCTCGATACCGATCTACGCGGCTACAGCTTGGTTCGTGCCCTGGCGGGCGCCGCAGGCATCGGTGGCGTCGATTGGGGACGGGAGCGTGAACTGTCCGCCGAAGTCGCCCGCCGCTCTGGACGCGCCTACAGCGGCATCTGTGTGCCGATGCAAGCGCTACAGATCGAGAAGCGCGTCGTCACATCTGGCGGCAGCGGCGCGAACATCATTTCGACTGACCTGTTGGCCGCACAGTTCATCGATGTGCTCCGGGCCAAGACTTTTGTGAGACGTCTCGGCGCAACAGTCCTCTCCGGACTGACCGGCAATATCGAGATCCCGAGGCTGACAGGTTCATCGTCTGTCGGCTGGGTATCGGAAAACAGTGCGCTCACTCCGTCCGATCCCACCTATGACCAGGTGGCTCTGACCGCACGGCACTGCGGCGGTATTACCGAACTGAGCCGCACCATGCTGGGGAGCCAATCGCCGGACGTCGAACAGCTTGTCCGCAACGACTTCGCAAGGCTCCTCGCGAAGGGCGTCGATGATGCCGCTATCAATGGTGCCGGATCTCCTGCACCGACAGGCATCCTGCACAACGGCAGTGTCGCCAGCACCACGATCACCCCGACCTGGGCTGACGTCCTGGCTATGGTTGCCACGATCCAGACTGCTGATGCAGACGACGCATCACTTGCCTGGGCAATGAACGGGAATGGTCTGAAGAAGCTGCGCAGCACGCTGGTTGCAGGTTCGACTGACTCGCGGATGATCATGTCCGATCCCAACAACCTTGTCGGGTATCCTGCTGTTACTAGCTCCATCGTTCCGAACAACGGCAATTCGCCGAGCGATCAGACGACGTTGATCCTGGGGGCGTGGGATAGCCTTGTTATTGGATTTTACAGCGAGCTTGACGTACTTCTGAACCCGTTTGAATCGACAGCGTATATACGCGGCAACGTGCAAATTCGTGCGATGATGACGGCAGATATCCAGGTCCGTCATGCGGCGGCATTCACCTACGCCAAGATGCCGTACTGATCATGCAAGAACGTCGAGTCCTAGCGGCCGAACTGCGAGCGGTCGGGATCCAGGGAGGACCCCGGCGGCTTTCGGGTTACGCCGCCAGGTTCGGTGTCCGTGCCAATCTCGGCGGTTTCACCGAAGAGATTGCACATGGTGCGTTCATGGCCAGCCTTCGCGACAACCCCGACGTTGTAGCGATGGTTGACCATGATCCATCAAAGGTCCTGGGCCGCACGAAGAGCGGTTCCCTGGCCTTGCTGGAGGATGGTGATGGGCTGCGGTTCGATCTAGCACTGCCTGAGACCTCGGCAGCACGTGATGTTATCGCCCTTGCGGAGCGCGGGGACATCGGCGGCTGTTCGTTCGGGTTCAATGTAGCACCAGGCGGTGATAGCTGGCAGGGGACCCACCGCACCTTGCGTGCAATTCAATTGGCCGAAATTTCAATCGTGTCTGCGTGGCCAGCATACGCCGGCACCAGCGTCATCGTTAGAGCACGCGTGCCTGAAAGTGCACCTGCAAATTGGCGACGCAGATTTTTGGAGACGATTTAATTATGGGCTTTCTTAACAACCTGCTGCGTCGCCAGCCGAAGGCTGATGAGACGCGCAATCTATATGGCGGATCACTCTACGACGGACCATCATGGTATTCAGGTCTTGGCTCTCCGGTGGTCGCGTCCAACGTCAACGTCAGGCTCGCGGAAAATCTCGCGTGCGTAAGTGCATGTGTATATGCAGTCAGTTCCGCGATAGGAAGCTTGCCTGCATTTGTTTATCGTGCGGACGAAGCCGGAAAGATCGAACAGCCCGCGCACCCGATCGCCCGCTTGATCAGCGGCGGTCCGAATGCTGACCAGTCCTGGTGTGACTGGATCGAGTGGATGCTCGCGCAGGTGCTCCTGTATGGCAACGCGATCTCCATTATCGGCATCGATGGCCGTGGCGCCGTCACCTCGTTACGACCCGCCCCGTGGCCGCTGGTGGCGGTATCACGCTTACCTAGTGGACGTATAGCATATGACATCACGCCCGTTACTGGTGGTCCTGCGACGCGCTATTTCGCGGATCAACTCCTGCATCTTCGTGATCGGAGTGATGACGGGATCATCGGTCGTTCACGGATCTCGCGCAGTCCCGACGTGCTTGGAAATGCGCTCGCCTTGCAGGAGTTCAGCAAGAGGGCGTGGCAAAATGGCGCAACGCCGTCAGGAGCTTTCGAATTCCCGGGGAACCTGAGTCCAGAAAACTTCGCGCGGATCCGGTCGCATGTGCAAGACTCCTATGAGGGTTCGCATAACGCCAAGCGCGTGATGATCCTGGACGGTGGCGCGAAGTGGACCGCGATGTCCTTGTCGATGGAGGATGCGGAGACGCTTGCCTCTCGCAAATTTAGTGTCGAAGAATTGTGTCGATTGTATAACGTACCTCCTCCCCTTGTTCAGAGCTACGATCACAACACCTTTACGAATGCGCAACAAGCAGATCTTTGGTTCGCGTCGCGCACCCTGCTTCCATGGTGCCGGAAGATCGAATCCGAATTCCAAAGATCGATCTTTGGAAGTGCGTCCCCATTCAGTCTGGAACTGGATTTATCTGGCCTCACTAGAGGTGACCCAGCAACTAGATGGGCGGCATACGCCATTGCGCGAACGAACAACATTCTAACGATTGATGAGATCAGGGAGGCCGAGGGTTATGGCCCTCTGGCTGCGGTGGCGCCGAATCGTGCGGCAATCGCAGAGTAGAGAATCTGTCAACGAGAAGGTGCGGACGGGCCTCGGAACCCGTCCGCGTTTTCTCAAGCAAGAAAAGGATTTTGTGCCTGTGGACACGAACGCAGAATATGCGGCTGACGCTGACGGCGTCAACCGGTCTCACGAACATTTCCAGGATCCGACACCAACGGAGATCCGGCTGGCGTGCCACGAGAACGGCTGGATCCCATTGCCGAACACTTCACCTGACTTCAAACACGAGAAGGTCAAGAACCCCGGAAAGCAACCTTTCTTCAAAGGGTGGCGGGAGGTGTCGGCGGAGACGATCACCCCCGACATGATTCGAGGGTGGGAGCGGCTCCGGGATCATCCGAACACCGGCCTGATCTGCGGCAAGTTGCTCGGCCTCGACATGGACGTGCCAGACGCCGCACTGGCCGAGAAGATCGAACGGCTGGCAAACGGGATGCTCCCAACAACCCCGCTGGTCAGAACAGGCAAGGCACCGAAGGTGTTACGGTGCTACCGGCGCGAGGCATCGCTACCGAAACGCGAGACTCCCGAATACTTCCTGCCGTGCGGCACGAAGGTGCAGATAGAGGCGATGGGCGACGGCCAGCAGGTTGTCGGGTTCGGGATCCATCCCGACACCAGGGAGCCTTACAGGTGGCCCCAGGCATGGCCGCTCGATTTCCCCATGGCTGACCTACCGATGATCACCGAGACCGTCCTCGGTGACTTCCTGGTGGCCGCAGAGGCGTTATTCCGTGCGGCTGGTGGGCGGACACAGAAAGAGATCGAGGCGGAGAAGAAGACGGCGGAAGAAGCGGACAAGCCGCAGGCCGAGGACGCCACCAACAAGCCGCGTCAGGAGCGGACCAGCGGTTCGGGTGCCAGCACGTTCTTCCGCCAGGTCAACCGTGCGGCGCTGGACAACATCGCGGCATGGGCACCGCGGCTGCTGCCACAAGGCGCGTTCGTGACGGTCCGAGGCAAGGAATGCTGGCGCGTCACGTCGGCGGCGCTTGGCCGAGGCTATGAAGAAGATCTGTGCATCCATCCCGACGGGATCCACGACTTCGGACCTGACAAGAAATCGTCTCCCTGTAATCTCGTGATGGAGTTCGGTGGCGCAC